ACCGCGTCTACTGCGTTTTGCGAGAACCCGCCGATGTTCCATTTGATTATTTTGTCAGATGGGAATACTTCGTCATATTTCCAATCGTAAATTGTTGCAGTAGTGCCTAATTCTTCCCCTACCGCTATTTTAATGTACCAATTATGGAAGAATTTATATCCGTCATCGCCGTTACCCGGCTCTCCAAATACCGCTGTGAGTTCAGCGCGTGTAGCGTAGACGTAACCTTGTAAGCAGCTGCCTGAAACCTCTGTAGCCGGCTTGATTTTGATTGTAATAGTAGTCATAATTAGTTACCTGCCTTTGCGACGATGTATCCGTACTTGTCGCTTACAATCATGAATCCTTCCGCGACAAGTGCTGCGATTGCTTGGTTAAGAATTGTTGCAGCTTCTTCTTTTGTAAATTTTTGTCCGTTGTAGCCTTCGGTAAATTGAATAATAAATTTACCTGTTGAATGCTTGACATACTTTGGACGGAGATTGCGAGAATTTACGTTGAAAGATGTTGCCTGTTCAATAACTTCAATTCCTGAATAATGTGCATAATGACGAGTTACGTCACGTAGAACGCTTTTGCCGCCGGCAACTGTCTTGTAGCGGACAATGTTTGCTTTGCGCAAGATTCCTGCAATTTGTGCTTTTGTTACAGTAGTGTCAAATTGTTCTACTGTTTCTATGCTTTTCTGTGTTGCGTTCATTTTGTTTGCCTTCGTTCGGGGGAACCTTTGCTCCCTGTTGAGTTTAATTCTTCCTTACTTTGTTGGATTTGTCGCCCATTTGAGTAAAGTTTTTTTATTTATTTTTTCTTCTAACCATGCGATGTCTTCGTCTGCTCCGCTAAATTGACCTAATCGTTCAATTAACTTAATCAGCTGCGTTTTATCTTTCATCATCAGCTGACGTACTCTTTCTGCTCGATTGTCTTTCATCGCTTGCAATAATTCAATTTCATTTCTCATTAAAATGCCTCCCTGTAACTTAATGCTGCAACTTCGACTTTTGCAGCTTTGTCTGATTTAGCAATAAACGCATTCCAGCATTGGCGGCAAACGCCGACCTCCAACCAAATGAGGCCGTAGTCTGCGTGTTTATAGGTTTTCCATGCGCGGTCGCAAGCAAATCCGCATTCGGTGCATTTAACGATTTCTACTGTAGCCATTAGTTTGCCTCCGCCATGAGTGAGCGCATTTCTGCAGCTGCTTCTTCGATTGCGTAATCGAGGTTATCGAGGTCAGCGATATATCCAGCGCGGTATGAGTGATGAGTTTCTGCTTGCTCAATCTTGCCACGCCATAATTCCTTAACGCCGTCAATCTTGTATACGTGGTATCCGGCCTTTGACTTCATTGGTGTGATTACTGCGCCAGCTTTGATGATTGACTTGCTGAGAGCGTTTGCTGAGTAATTGTCGTCAAAAATTTTATTGAATAAATCTTGGCTAACTTCCTGCGCAACTGTTCCGGCTTCTTTGTCGAGAGTGATAATGTCTAATCCGCCGCCATCAACGTATACTGCAAACTTGATTCGCTTGTAAGTAACGATTGTTGCTGTACGTGTTCCCTGTGTACCAAGTGCTAGTGCTGCTATTGTTTTTTCGTACTGTGTCATTTGTTTGCCCTTCGGTTGGGAGACCTTGCTGGTCTCTGTTAGGGCTAATTCTGCCTTACTGTTTGTAATTTGTCGCCCATTGTGCCAACTTTTTTTAATTTATTTTTATTTTTTTTTCTATTCTAACTTCGAGTCCGGGAGTGCCTCCGTAAATCTTCATAGCGTGTATTTCGGTTACTTGTCCATCATCATCATAAGCGACTGATGTAAGCGCATCCATCGCAGCTCTTGTCAGCTTGTCTAAATCCGGAGCCACACTTGGCTCTGCTCTTTTTACTGTTTTAAGTCGCGGCATAATAAATAGCAGCGTTAATTTCATCGCACCTTCTTCGGGTTTGCAGCCGGCTAGTGTTGCTTCCCACGCAATCGTAGAGCGCCATACCGCGAGCGCGCTACCTTGCGAGTGCAGCACTCTTCCGTTAATTACCTTCATGCTTCCTTGCGGAACCGGTAATCCATTTACTCTGAATTCAATCACGCTTCTACTGTTACTAGACCATTTACGATTGCTGTTCCAGCTGTATGTTCATCGTCTAATAAAAATAAATCATAGGTACCGATTGAGTCCGGACCCATAATGCCTTTAATTGTCCAGCGCTTAGAATTGAGAATTACGCGGTCGCCAAATTGCAGCTTTGCCGCTTCCGTTACTACGAGTGTTGCCATGTATTCACCTCCCTTTTGGGTTGAGATTACGTATTAGTGTAACCCTTACGGATAATCTGAGTCAAACCCTTTTCAATAAATCTTTTATGTATTCCGGCATTGGTACTGCGTTTTCCCTTGCCCTCTCGTCCAGCTCTGCAAGCCGTTTGCCGGCCTCTGCTTCCCGGGCTGCCCTTTCCCTAGCCGCGACTATTTCCTGCGCTCTGAGAGCCTCCGGAGTCAGTTTGCGGGGTGGTAGAGGTTCATCTAGCCATCTCTCTGCGTTAATCCATGTCGCCGGGTGAGGTGTGAACGTCTCGTCACGGTTAGGGTCAGAGGCAAATCGCTGCGCACCTTCCGTCGCTGCCAGCTGCTCCTCAGCATTCAATTTATCCCACGCTTTTCGGGCTGCTCCCTTTGCAGTTTTTCTTGGATAGGCCTTCCAAAATAAATCGAACGTATTGGGTGTTTCTAAGGGTGTTTCTATAGGGTGTTTCATAGGTCGTGAGAACCGGGTCGTAGCCGTCGCGAGTGCCGGGTCGTTCACGTCGTCAATGTCGGGTCGTGTCTCTTTGCGAGCCGGTGATTTGTCGCCCCGTAACTTACTCATTACTACTGTATATCGGTGCGGCCGCCGGTCATCTCTGCAATTAGCCGAGCCGCCTCCCCGCTTCTCTACCCAAAGGTAACCTTTTGACACCAGTTCATTTATTGTCCGTTGGACTGTTCGCACGTTGCAGCTTGCCCGGGTCGCAATCGTTTGCTGACTCGGCCACGCGTTATCCCCTTCGTCACTTGCGTGGTCTGCTATTACCAACAAAATCATCTTTTCGGTAGTAGGTAAATTCGTTCTCCACACTTCGCTCATCACTCGTATACTCATTTGCCATCGCCTCTATCTTTTCTATAGAAATCCCGAATTGCTGTAATTCCTCTGTTGCCTTTTTCCTTAGCGGCGAAGTGTGCCTGACTTTCAACGCATTTCGCTCTTTTGTCAATAAGCCGCCCCACACGCCATAGTTTTCATGTCGCATTCCGTAATCGAGGCACGCTTCTAAAATTGGACACGCACCGCAAATCCTCCGTAGCGTATCTGCTCCTATTAGTTGCATAGCCGAGCGCTCCTCTTCGACTACGTAAAATAGGTGCGTAGGTGCGCCGCGACATTCGGCTTTCTTCCAATCTACTTCGCTGTACCCTGACAACCTATTTCCCCGCTCGCGTCGTAGTAATTGCAATAGTTAGAGCAGAACCCCGACCATTTCTCCGGAGCCGGCGGCTCGTTTGCAGCTGCTTTTGCCTTAACTTCATTTAGCCATTCTAACGCCGTTAGCGCAACGCTCTCGTCGTATGGCTCCCGGTGCGAGCGTATCTCTGCCATCTCCCCGTCACGCGGTACTGCAACCAACGAGACTTCTTTTACGTCGTATCCATTCTTGCTCAGCAGGTATCCGTACAGCTGCACTTGCCATCTTTGCTGGTCGCTCGGGAAGTAACGTAGGCTTTTCTTCTTTGTGGTCTTCCAATCCACGACGAGGCCAATGTCTTTAATGTATAAATCACAATGGCCTTTTAGCCCTTCATACTCGAACGCCTGTTCGATTAGGAAGTTATCGCCAAACGGGTCTTCTCGCTTGATGGCATCGGCAATCCCTGAGTGTATAAACGTACCTAATATGGCCGCTAGCGCTTCGGTCTCCGGATTTGTCTTCGGCGCTTCTTGCAGCTGGTAGTAAACCTGCCGGCGACAACCACCAATACTTGATGGACCGATTTCTACCTGCTTGCTCCGGTCTCTGTTTTTATCGTATGCGTTCAGGCTCTTGCTCAGTAGGTCATTTAAGTTAATCATTTGCTTTCCAAATCGTTAGTAGTAATACATCAGGATTAGTTGGGTCTAGATTGAATTGTTTAGCCACTTCTTGTCCTATAACGCTCCTCCAATAATGTTCGAATTCGCGCGCTAATACTTCATAAGCATTTACTGACGTTCCGCCATCTACGTTTTTTACTCCTGAGTTATGGACTACTACGTTTAGCGCATCTAATTTAATGAACGCGAGCGCTTGGTCGTATAGATGTATTCCTTCAATCATGCATCTGTCCGAAGAGTTTTAACGCTTGTCTAATCTGCTCTTCGGTTAATTCCGGGTGCGTTTTTTTATATGCGTCAATAAATGGCTGAGCCAAGTCTTGAGTTAATTTATCTTTTTCTTCGCTCATTTGCATTCCCAACAGTAATTTAATACTCGTATATCTTTTTCGGCGACCGTAATCTCTTTTGCACAATGAGCGCACCTTACAGTTGTTATTTCTTTGCTCATAGCGCCTCCATAGATGAGCGCACCGACGTTCCAATACTGCGTGCAATCTCTACCTGAGTTTTAATTCGGCTTGCGTTTGCTCTTGCAGCTTTGACTTGCGCCTCCGCCATCGCGACCCGTAGGTGCAGCTCTTCGTTATCTATCAGCGCCATATCTTCGCGCTCGCTGACGGTGTAATTCTTTCCGGTGGGAGATGACTTGGTGCTGTAGGTCATGCGGCTTCTTGCAATCGCTATTTCATATTGCGCCTTGTAAGAATTGTAATGACTTTCTACTTCTACCAATTCGCTGTGACTTTCGTCAATCTCTTTGCTCAGGTCGTAGAGTCGTTTTTCAATCTGTGCCGGAGTAACTACTGCATTACTCATTTGCCATTTCCTCTTCGTCCAGCTCGCTTACGCTTTCTGCTACGTCTGCCATGCTAGGTGCGACCCGTAAATCCGGTTTTGCATTAGCCGCTTTATTTTCATACTCTAGCAATTTAGCCACGTCGCTTGAAATACTGAACGTATCCGGGCTGAGTATGTATCCAGCTTCGTCTAATCCTCTAGCCACTTTGATTGCGTCTAAATCTAAAGTTTTCGCTAGGCGTAGCACGCTTACTTGCTGATGGTTGATAGTTACTATCCAACCAATCTGAGGCTCAAACTTCTTTGATTTGTCGCTCATAATTTTCCTCCACAATGTTTGCATTCGTTTTGCTTTTTATAGTCGCTTATTTGTCTTCCGTCAATATGCTCCTCTGTTACGTATATTGAGCAGCGGTTACGTTTTTCTTTTAGTCGGAAGATAAATCCTTCTTTATGTAAAATTGAAAGTGAACTACTGCATTGACCTGCGTGCCAGTTTTCAATCTCGCTTAATTCTTTCCACGTTAGGCCGCGCTCTTCCTGAGTGCGTACCCTGTGTAGCGTTATGCTCTGCCTTAGTGATGTTGCTCCGTTAGCGTCTTCCTGTACTGCGCGTTCCCGGCTTGCGTCGCTTCCTTTCCAGCCGCTAGTACCTGCATACGGTGTTAGAGGTAATGTCAGCTCGCTCATGCTATTTGCTGCACTCTCGCGTTGAGTGCGTCTTTTAGCGTAGTACCTTCTACCGGTGCGTCAAGGATTGCTTTATATATATCCCAAATCTTTCGCGCTTCTTCTAATGTGCTAGCAATCATCGCTTCGCTTATTGCCATCTTTGCTAGTGCCAGCTCTTCGGCGCTCCAAGTCTTTGCAGTTGTGATTGGTTTGCGCGGCTCTTTACCGTATCGCTCTACCTTTTCCATTTCTTCTCTGCTTGGTCGCTTACCCTGCGACGCATATCCGCAGTTGCTTAAACTTCTCCCAATTGACGAGGTCTCACAGTTTTCAAGCGCCGACGTACGATTTACCGGTGACGCTCCGACAATCTCTTCGGCGTACCCGGTTGCAGTAGGGTTAATGTCATCTTTGTCGAAATAAATCTCAGAGTAGACAATAAAACTTCGTTCATCTCTGTATTCGAGTTTTGTAAATACCCGGCCATTCGGGTGGTCTTTCCAGAATTTTGTTAATCTGCTTTCAACTGTCTCGTATGATTCGAGGTCAAATTTTCCAGCCATTTACTATGCCTTCTTTCGTTTTGGGTTCCCAGTCGGAACCTGTTAGGGCTAATCTTGCCTTACTTTCTGTAATATGTCGTTTGTTTCGTAATCTGAGTTTCTGCGTGTCGTATGAGAGGATTACCCCATGACAACCCTTATAGCCGTACAGCATGATGATTGGTGTTTGATTGCCGGAGATACGCAAACTACTTCTTACCACCTATCCGCTGACTGCTCTCCAATGGGTAAAATTGCGCAGAACGGTAAGTATCTTGTATCCGCTGCCGGTTTAGTCCGAGGCATGAATCTTATTCAGCACGCCTTTGCTCCTCCTGCTCCGCCCCGTTCCAACCTTGATAAATTTATGGTTAATACCTTCGTGCCAGCTTTGCGTAAATCTTTTATAGTCAATGGCTACGACATGAAAGATGATGGCGACGTTGCCTCCCACGATAATGAGTTTCTTATTGCCGCTAATGGCGTTTTGTACCTTGTAGATGAGGTCTATGGCGTTGAGCGTACTTCTAATCGCCTTTACGTTACCGGCTCCGGTATGGAGTTAGCACTTGGCGCGGCTCATGCTCTTGGTCTGCATGAGGTAGATGATTGGGAAGAAGCCGTAGAAATTGTTGAGCAAGCCGTTAAGGTCGCTATGAAATACGACATTTATTCCGGCGGCTCTGTTCAGGTCGCTTTGCAGAATACTTCCGGTAAATCTTGGCTTACTTATCTCGACTAAGTTTGTTTTCTTTCTTTTCGTCTCGCTCTTCTTGCAGTTCTCCAAATGTTCGGCGCGCCATTTTTTTGTTGAAATGTTTAATGTTGTTTGCCGGTATTCCTATTTTGTTTGTAGGAAGCATTATAGCCAACAGGTCGCTTGCGTCTTGATTTCCGTACCCTGCGTCTAGTATTGCCGCATCATCGGGGAATACCTCTGCGTGCCGGTCTGTTTCTTTGTTAATTAAATGGTCTTGCTTACCACCCATTGAATATAGGTACTTGAAATTTCCCGGGCAGTTCGGCTCTACTAATTCCTTGAACATCGCCACTTCTTTTGTATAGCAATAAAACGTTACTTGCGGCGTTAGGCGTGCAATCTGTAACCATAATTCTAAATATTCTTGAGAAAAAAAATCTCCCGCGTCATGTATCCGTATGTACTTGCCAGTCATTTTCGGCTTTTGCACTTCCGCAAGCATTTGCCCCATCCACCCTAGCGGGTCTTCCATAATGTATTCTAGGTTTTGTATGTGTCGCTTTTTTACATTGCTAAAATTGTATGTACCATTTCTTGCATAGCAAAAACTTGCGCACGCTCCCGCATTTGGACAGACATTAAAATTGTCTCCGTTAGTTAATTTTATTGCAAACGCCGGTAGCGTCCAATTGTAAATACCATCAGGTCGCAGCTCGCTGTTTTGTGTTAATAGTTTTGCTGGTCTCATGTTGCATCTGCTTCATCTACTATTTGGGTAAATTTAATTCTTGCTTTTTCCCAAGCAATTTTACTTTCCCACCCCATGTTTTCCGGTTGCGGCTCGTTAATAATTGCTTCTCGTATTGCGTTGCGTTGAATAGCAAGGTGTATGCGTAATGTTTTTTCCATTAGTCCAACCAAACTTTATAGCCAGCTGTGACGCGGCCTTTTACCGGGTCAATAAAGTGCAATCTCTGTGACGGTGTTGCGCTTGCTGCTAGGTTAATTCCGGCGTATCTGTTTTCGCTTTCTGTACTTCCTGTTTGATACACAGCACCCAACCCGTTAGCCATCGCCCATTCTGCGTGCGTATGGTAATGCCCGATGTATACGTCTCTGAATTCCCAGTTATACGCCCCGCTTCGCCATCTGTTTGCGTGTTGCACGATTGCTCCGGGTGAAGCAAATCCGTTACGCCCTACTTCGTCTCCATGTATCAGCAGCGCTCTGTAGTTGCCTATCTCTACCCGTTGTATATCTTCCGGACAATCCTGCCACGTTAATCTTTTTTCGCCCTGTAATAATTGTTTAGCCAATTCGTAACACATACGGTCGAAGTTATCTGAACGAGGAACATTATCGCGCTTGCTACCAATTCGCCCATGATTTCCCCATTCCGGTACAACCGTTACTTTCTTGTAATTAGCGAGCGCGTATCTAACTACGTCTACGCATAGCCGGCTTACGTTTACGTATTGCTCGAATAGCGTTGAGTCAATTTCGAACGCTTGCCCCGGGAAGTTAAATAGCCCTTCAATCATATCTCCGCCGAATAAGATAAATACTTCGTCTACCGGGTGGTCTGCTCTGTGAATCTCGGTAATGCTGACCGCTTTGCTAGCGAATTCTAATACTCGTTTACGCATTACTTCGCTGTCGTAACTAGGTGTTTTCTTTGCGCCTTGCCAATCCGTCATGTGCCATAGCGCTATTTCGGCTTTCTTGCTGCTCTTTGCAATTTTAGGTTCGGCTACTAATGAGATTTTGCCGAATGATAACGTCGCGTCGTATGCAGCTGTGTGTGTTGCCGCAACTAGGTCGTCTACCTTTTGCTTAGTTTCCATCAGTTTCTTTTGAGTGCGCATAAGCGCTCTGCGCAGCTCTGTTACGTCTCCGCTTTCTATGTCTTCCGGTAATTCGTCGAGCGCTTTTTTAAGGCTCATCAGTCATCGCAATCTCTCGGCCATGTATTGTGTAGCCCAGTTTGTCTTGCCATGAATCGTCATGCGCCGGGTTTGCTATGCAGCGTACAGACTTGTACGCGTCTAACATCAGCGCTACTTTCCACGCCGGAATGTCATCTGTAAATAACAACGCTCCCCATATTCTTCCGGTGATTGCAAAGTTACGATGTGCGTCTCCGTAAATTGCTTGGCGCTCGTCCAATATTTCTTCTATTTTGTTATCTTTGGACACTTGCATGCTCCCATTCTGTGACGCCTAATTGCTTCGTTACTACTTTTAATTCCTTCGGAACGTAACGCATTTAGTATCACGTTTGCGGAGTAGCCCTTTTCCCATGCTGCGTCTAGCGCTTTTCTGTCTTCCGGGTTCAACCCGTCGTACATTACTTGGTAAGCGCAATAATTTTCTTTTAGCGTCTTACTCATACTTGCCAATTTATCTGCTAATGCCATGTGAGCCTCCTAGTGCGTAGTCTAGCAAGGATTTCGTGAACCCACACGTTACGACATGCAAAAACCCCTAACCACTTCTCCGTTAGTTAGGGGTCGTCGCTATTAAGTTTTTTACTTCTTGGCAGCTGCTTTCTTTGCAGTTGGCTTAGCCAATTTTGTCAGTTCGACTGTGAGCAGGTCTGCTCCTACGCCGAACGTTTTATCTTTAGGGTTTATCGCCCGCATTGCTACCGGTACTGTAGCAATCGCTCCGGCTACTAGGATTGCCTTGTAGTCGGTATTTCCTGTTGCAATTACCGCTCCTGCAGCTGCAATAAAACTGCGGCCGTATGACGCGAGCATTGCTTGAGTCTTAGCATTCATCTTTATCCTTTCGGACGCGCTACTGCCATAATGGTCTTGTAGTCGCGCTTTTTTAGATAGTAGCCATCGCCGTTGCTCTGACTACCTTTCTTATCTGCCGAGGTATTTCCTTCGTAGACGTACATGTACTTTAGCGTTGTATTGTGGCCTTTGACGATACCTACGTGGTCGGGTTCCGCGTCAGCGTCGAACTGATAGAACACTAGGTCTCCGGCCTGAGCCTGACCTACCGGCACAATCTGATTGTTTTTTACGAGGTATTTGAGCCAAGCATCGCAGCTGGCAAATCCCTTTTTGGTATTGGCTACTGAGGCAATTAACCCTGCGTCAGCGAACATCTTAGACGCGCTCATCGCGCACCAAGGCTGATTGTTTAGCCCGTACCATTTGCCGAATTCTGTATCGTTATTTGTGCCTTCTTTGTAACCGAGTTTGCCTTCGCATAACGCGAGTACCTTCTTTATATCTAGCGCCATTTATTCTCCTAGTTTTGCTTTTAATACCGCCAAGTCTAGTGCTAATCCCTGTAGGGTTTCGTCTTGCCTATTCATCTGGTCTTTCATGCTTGCCCCGCCATTTTCGTACAGCTGATACTCAATCCTGTCTAAGCGTTTATTCAGCTTGTAAATTACCCGTAGTCCGCCGGCGGCTATGACTAAGATTTCTAAAATAGAGCGTATAGCGTTTATCTTGTCAGCTGCGGTCACGATTGCGCCCTTTCGGGTTATGTAAGAGTTATAGTTTTAATTGTACCAGCAGAGTTTACGAATTTTAATGTACTGCTCGTTGAGTTGTACCACATGTCTCCGTTGCGAGGAGCCGTCGGGTCTGTAGTTACAATCGGTACTGTAAATCTTTGCGCCGTTTCCAGCTTGCGCAGTCTGCTAAAAATGTCGTCAAAAAATGCTTTGAAATCGAAAGGCTGATTGATATATCCCATTTAGTATGTTCCCGTCGTTAGCGTCAGCGTTACTCTTTCCGGACCATTTTCACCCGGCGTTACGCTGAGTGCGACCAATCTGTAAATTGCGTCTAGCGTATTAGGGAATCTGTTATCTGTAATAATTACTCTTACGTCATCACCAATTTTGTATGTTCCGTATACTGGGTCTTGCGCCGGCGGTGCTGCGACTTTGAGTGTAGTAGGTGGATAAGATGTAGCCGTAATCTGCGCCGAGGCTAATCCGGCCAATAATGTTGCGTCTGTAATGTCTGAGTAGTTTGCTTCTTGCTCTAGCAGCGGCCAGCCAGTTGTCAGCTTTGTTGTATCTACCGCTGTAGCAATTAGTTTGCCTTCGTTGCTTCCCGCTCCGAGACCGTAAATAGTGTTAGCCGCAATAGACGCGTCTTCGGGGTAAATATATTCAATCATATTGCCGCTAGGGAATTCGAACACCGGTGCAGTAAGGCTTGTAGATGTATAAGTAGTTCCCGATTTAGGATACGAAAATACAAATGATTTGACCGGGTTCCCGCCGCCGTCGTATGCGACTTCGATATTCATGTCAAATCCGTTAGTTTGTTTTGCGAGGTCTTGCAGCGCTGAATACACGTTTTTTAATTCATACGCGTAATAGGTTCGGCTTACCAATACGCCCGATGTATTAGTAGGTACCGTTACGCCTATGTTTCCGGCCGTAGTTGATTGCGCTCCGTTTACTAGCGCCTGAGCAATTGTTAATTGGTCTACGTTGTTGTATACCTGAGTTGTTTTTATTTTGCGGCGTTCAAAATATGATTCGAATTCTCGCGCTTGAAATGTAAGTGTTTGTGAAGTCGAGTTATATTCTCTTCCCCAAATTACCCCACCCCATACCAACACCCCGTTACGGTCTACGTAGATTGCTGTTCGCCCGGGAATCGTTCCGTTAGCCACATTTAAGCCAGCTGCGTTTACTCCGGATAAAAGTAAATGGCCGCTAAAACTTCCAGCAGTATTGAGTTGCTGCGTAAAATTAACGCCAGTTATTGGCAGCTCTGCGAGGATATTGTTAGTTAGCAAATCTGCAAATAAATAACGGTAAGTAGTTACACTCATAATTCAATTAACAAATTCCATGAATTGTTTTCTATATCAAATTTATACACATTTCCATCATTAGGATAAGGTGGCAAAACCGGCGAATTTATTTTATCTTCGCTTTTTATCATTGTCCAAGAAGTCGTTTTTTCATTCCAGTCATAATAATTACCATCTTGCGGATATGGAATAGGAGCAACCCACTTACAGGTTTCTTCATCGAGAATCCAAGATTGATAAATTCTAGGCGGGATAAAAGCATTACGTTGTTCATCGTAAATATAACCAATTCCAGCAAAATTTTTTCTAATTTTATTGTTGTATGATGTTTGAATCCAAATTCCGCCAAGGTTATTTATTAACCATTGGTATCCCTCATCACCAGCAGGGTCATTATTATCTCCTTTAACAACGCGAATCACTTTATTTTCTGAATTTATTTCAGCCCAATGTGACATATTTATACCGCCGATTTCAAATATCTAACAATAACTAAACCGCCGCCGCCACGACCAGCAATAAATGAATTGCCGCTATTAGACCCACCGCCACCGCCACCACCACCCGTATTTGGATAAGCGTCAGAAAAAAGTAAACCCGACCCATCTGATTTGAAAAAATCATTATTTGTTCCATTTGATAACGCCCAACCACCAGCACCGCCATTGTAACCAAATGCTGATGAAGAATATAATGCAGTTCCACCTCCACCACCGCCTGAATACCAACCATAGGCAACAGGATATGTATATTGTCCAGTGCTAGTCGCCGTT